AATGGGCGTTGTTTCTGGCGACTTTCCTAATCGCATTCAAAAAATGCTTGTTGAAACATTTTTTCTGGCGCTTGATAAAACATCCGGGCGCTCGGCCGGAACATCTCAAGCGATTGCATCATGAACCCGCCAATCAATCTAGCGACTCTGCACACGAATATCGTCGCCGCTTTAGCGACTCAATTCTCGACCTGCACTGTTGACGATTATCCTCGCCCCGGCGACAAAATCACCACGCCTGCAATTTTTATCGAGCTGGATGACATCCAGGCCGAAAGCCCGTCGGACATGGGCAGCGAACAAACGCCTGTGATGCTGCGCTGGAACGCTTATGTCGTGAATGATTACAAGTCGGGCCGCAAGCGCACAGTTCGCACGCTTGCCGCCGCTGTGATGCAGTTCGTGAGAGGTAAACGCTGGAGCACAACCGTGGGCGCGGGAATGCCTATTTCTGCGACACCAGACCGATTTCAAGCAAGCACACAGGAATACGAAGTGATGCGTGTCGAATGGGAGCACGAAGCCATTCTCGGAATTGACGTGTGGATTGACGACGGAGACACGCCGACCGAGGTGAATGTCAGTGAACAAGAAAACAATCACGCTATTTTATACCCTCCGGCTGCGCCTAGCATTTGGAGCGATTTAGGCGCGTGGAATGATTTGACAAGCTGGCTCGATTAAAACGATAATAAAAAAAACACCATGCCTTTAACTACATTTAACAACGGCGAATCCAACGCAAGCGTTCGCACTAAGATCAACAACTGTATTACTCAGGTTAACGATTTAATCAACAACCCGTACACAATTGATACACCTAGCGTGATCTATGTTACCACATCAGGTAATGACACGACTGGCGACGGCACGCTGGCAAACCCATTTTTGACTCCTGCTGCTGCGTTCGCTCTTGCTACTACTCTGGCTGTAAATGTCATTGTCGATTTTGGCGTTGGCTCTTTTGTTTACACAAGCTCGTCTAGTTGGCCCAATTTTGTGGCTGGTGTTCGCGGTCAAGGACCACTAACAAATTTAAGTATAAACATTGTCTCCTCTGCTGCTGTTCAAATTACAGCGGATAGTTTATCCTTGACTGTGTCAGCCACAGGCCCATCTGGGGCCGTTGGCTCAATAGGCAATGGTAACGGAGAAGTAAACGGAGGTGCGGGAGGCCAAGGCTCACCATCACCAAACATTACAATTTTGGGTTCATGCACTGTATCAAGCGTGTTCTCTAATGGTGGTGCTGGTGGCGAAGGTGGCCAAGGAGTTGGGAGCACTAACGGTGAGGAACAAGGCACTGGCGGCACTGGCGGCACAGGGGGCGACTGCACAGGAACAATTCTTATTCGCTGCCCTAATATTATTGGAACCATTGGTTTTAATCCTGGGGCTGGAGGCATTGGAGGCCAGAACGCTTATGGTGGAGCTACTTCAGACGGAGCAGCAGGTTCTGCAAATGGTAGCACATTTATCAGCGACGGATGTTATATGGTGGGCAGCACCCAGACAAACGTGACCTCATGGAAAGCTGGACGGTGTAGCTACTCAGCAGGCACACCTACCACCGACTTCGGCGGCAACGCAATTATATCATAATTCAAATGACAACGCACACACCATTCCATTTTTCCACGAACGTCTTAACCCAGGCTGAACGCGACCTTTGGTGGTCATCAACCCACCCGCGAGTCGTTGACTTCAAAAATCTTTTCTTGATGTCGGAGCGAATCGTGGAGGGCAACCCGCTGATTGCTCAGGGCATCGCAGTTTTGGTCAGCCAAGGCATCCTTACCCAAGCACGAGCCGATGCAATTCTAGGCATTTCGTAAAAACAGCTTGCGACTTTGCAATAATGAACGACGGATTGATTTCACTTAAAACAAAATCATGGCATCATTCAATAAAATCATTCTCATCGGCAACCTAACTCGCGACCCCGAGGTTCGCTACACTCCAAAAGGCGCAGCGGTTTGCGATGTTTCAATAGCAGTCAATCGCAAATGGAAAGACGAATCTGGCAAGGCCAACGAAGAGGTCACCTATGTCGAGATTGTTGTCTGGGGTAAAACTGCCGAGCACGTCGGGCAATACTTAAAGAAGGGATACAGTGCGTGTTTTGAAGGACGGCTTCAGCAGGAGTCATGGGAAGACAAGACCACCGGGCAAAAGCGCAGCAAACTCAAAGTCGTAGCGGAAACAGTGCAGTTTCTAAACAGTCCAAATCGTGACGCTGCGCAACCGCAACAATCGCAACAACGTCAGCAGGAACCAGCACGCCGCACTGCGGTAGATGCCGTGAATGATGCACAGGGCGGCGACGAGATTCCGTGGTAATATGAGCGCCGAAATCACTGACCTTCAACAACGCCTCACGAATCTGATTCGTGTAGGAAAGGTTCATTCTGTCGATCACGAAGGCGCACGGCTCCGCATAGCATTTGGCAAAGACGGTGCAAACGTGTCCGGCTGGGTTCCGTGGATGACATCGAGAGCAGGAGCGACACGCGAATGGAATCCGCCAGCCGTAGGCGAGCAGGTGACTCTTATGAATCCGGCGGGACAAGACAATTCGGGTTTCGCATTGCCCGGTGGAATCTATCAAACCGGATCTCCTGCAAATGGTAACACCGCCGGGCAAGTTGTTCTCGACTTGCCACAAACTGGTGCGTGGAAAATTCGCATCGGCAATGTTGTCATCGAGGCATTAAACAACTCGGCAAAAATCACCGTCGGCGGCAAGTCGCTTGAAGTCACACCGTCGAAAATTTTGATCAATGGCGATGTCGAAGTCACTGGCAAAATCAACACGACAGGCGATGTGATAGCTGGAGCAATCAGCGTGCAAACGCACGTTCACGGTGGCGTTGAAGCTGGATCGAGCAACACTGGCGCACCTGCGTAATGCCAAACGGACTGCCTTCCGCTATTCGATTGACTCGCTATGAATGGGTAATTGATCTCGATCGGAAAGACGATGACGGTGATCATCCTTCGACGATTTTGCCGGAAGGTTTTATCGTGCTGCCGCAGTTTCAGCTTTCCGACATCGACGGATGGATCGATGGCGAGTGGCTAGTCAAAGATCAAAAAGGCAGACGTTTTGCGATTTTAGGTGAAAAGCTTCGGCTTTCGGTGTTATTGTGACAGCATGTCTTTACTCACTCAAAAAATTATCGAACTGGCACGCAAAGAAATCGGTGTCGAAGAAATCGACGGAACCAATTGCGGACCTCGAGTCAACGAATACAAGTCCGCGACTTGGCTTCCGGCTGATAAAGGCTGGGCGTGGTGCGCTGCCTTTGTTTGCTGGCTTATTCGCGAGGCAATGGCGCAAACAGGCATCAAGGAAACGGCACGATTCAAAAGACCGCAAACGGCGAGCGCTTGGGGATTTGAAAACTGGTCGCTGGAACAAGACGGGACGACACGAACCAAAAAACCGCATCGTGGTGACATCATGCCCGGCGACATTGTCATTTTTAAATTTTCACACATCGGAATCGCAACGAGCGCACCGGACGCCGAAGGTTTTGTTTATACCATCGAGGGCAACACTGACAGCGATGGAAGTCGCGAAGGTGGTGCCGTGCTTGAAAAACGCCGCCACGCGTCACGCATTCGCAGTCGAATTCGGTTCACCGTTTGACGCAACCAATCGCACAAGACCAAATCGTGCAATCATAGCATCGTTAACAATATGCGAGGCACTAACGCCGAAAATGGCAAGCCGTTGTCTGGACTCGATCATCTGCGGCAATCGATTCGCGACATCCTGACGACTCCGTTGGGATCTCGCGTGATGCGTCGTGATTATGGGTCGCGATTGTCCGAGCTTGTCGATGCGCCAGTCAATAGCCGCACGATTGTTGACATCTATGCAGCGACCATCGAGGCACTGCTACGATGGGAACCGCGCATCACTCCGCGTCGAGTGATGATTCAGTCGGCAGAACAAGGCCGAGTCGTGATTGACCTCGAAGCAACATTTACACCGACGGGCGAACCAATCACGCTCGACGGAATCCTCGTAACAGCATGATTTACACGCCCATCGATCTTTCGACTGTCCCAGTGCCTGACGTGGTGCAAGCGCTCAGTTTTGAGGCTATTCTGGCCGCAATGATTGCCGACCTGCAATCTCGCGATGCCACATTCACCGCGCTGGTCGAATCTGATCCAGCCTACAAAATTTTAGAGGTCGCAGCTTATCGCGAACTGCTGATACGGCAACGCGTCAATGATGGAGCTCGCGCTGTGATGTTGGCAACTGCTACGGGCAACGACCTCGAAAATCTTGGCGGATTGTTTGGCGTGACTCGCAAGATGCTCGACGATGGAGATGCCGCCGCTCTTCCGCCAGTGCCGCCGACCTATGAAACGGACGATGCGCTACGTTATCGCATCCAGCTTGCCTTGGAAGGATTAAGCACTGCTGGGCCGATTGGATCTTACGAGTTTCACGCGCTGGCTGTCGATGGAGTCAAATCTGTCGGGATTCAAGGTCCGCCGGACACCGATCCTGGCGAAGTGCTTGTCACAATCTTGTCGGGAGAAGGATCCGGCACCGCTGGCGCACCTTTAATTGCTGCGGTTGCGACTGCATTGAATGACGAAGATGTTCGACCGCTGACCGATCAAGTCACGGTTCAATCAGCTACTATCATCAACTACTCAATCATCGCCACGCTTTACATCTCACCTGGCCCCGATCCTGATGCGGTGCGTCTCAATGCTCTAGCAAGCGTCACGGCATTGACGGCTGAAAAGCACGCTGTCGGAGCCGATATTCGCTTATCGGCTGTTTATGCCGCATTGCATGTCGGCGGCGTTGAACGGGTCACATTAACATCGCCGGGCATCACTGCCGATCTTGTCATTACGGCAAATCAAGCGCCGTATTGCACGGCCATTACACTTTCGACCGCTGATGCCTGATCTACTGCCACTGAATGCAACCATTCAAGAGCGAGCCATCTCGCTCTCTGTGGATCGTTTGCCGACAGTGCCGATCAAAACGCTCTGGACTCCGGCAGCTTGCCCTGAAGCTCAACTGCCATGGCTGGCGTGGGCGCTTAGTGTCGATGAATGGGATGCAGCTTGGCCTGTTGAAACGAAGCGTGAAGTCATTGCTACCAGCATTGAGCAGCACAGGAAAAAAGGCACGGTCGGCGCTCTCCGTCGTGCTCTTCAGCGTCTCGGCTATGAGGTCGAAATTGATGAAGCAACTGGAGTCGCTTATACGTTCAAAATTCGCGTCCGCATTCGCGCTGGTGAATCTGCTGGCGGCTCGGTTTCTGAAGACATTTTGAATCGCTCAATTGCAATTGCACTGCGTCACAAAAATGCTCGCTCGTTTTTATCGGACACACTTTACGTCGCTGACACTGATGCGGCTGGATTGTTCGTCGGCGGTGTGACGATGTCGGGCTTGGAATATGAATCGAAACAAACGCCTGCATTTATCACCGCACCCTACGGTTCAGAGATTCAGCAAACTGGTGATTTTACATTTTCAGCAACATGGGTCGGAGACGGCGAATATTACATAGTTGAGGCGTATGTTTTAGACAATCCGAATCCGCCATACAATTATTTGATTAGCAATATGATTTCATATTCGCCGTCAATTAGCGATGTCTATATTCCGGAGAATATGCACGGCAATTTAGAGTTCAATTTTAGAGTTCGATCCGTGAAATCAAACGGCATTAGTGCATGGGATGAAAAACTTTTTACTTTGATTGTTTTACCGCCAAGCAATCTATCGTCAATCTCTGAAGCGCCGAGCCAAGTCACAATTTATTGGCAAAGCTCAAGTCATTATTCGGACTTTGAAATCTGTGCATCCGGAGACAATTTTAATACAATAATTCAAAGCGGAACAACGAATATTGGCCCGTGGGGAAGCCAATCACATACAATTCAACCGCTTTTCGCTGGATTATATGATGTGCGTTTGCGAGCCATCGACACGCAAGGTATCAGAAGCGAATGGGCTGAATTGTCTGGCGTGCTCGTTAATTAAACAATATTGAAGTAATATAATCATGTCTTACCTAGCAACAATCACAAACATCGGCCTTGCTAAAATTGCCGACGCCATTGCAAACAACACGCCGCTAAATCTCAGCACGATGAAAATCGGTGACGGCAATGGCAACACGACAACACCGTCGGAAACTGACACCGACCTCGTGCGCTCTGTTTATTCTGGAGCAGCAAATCGGATCGACACTGATCCAACCGACGAAACCCGAATTGTCTGCGAGCTGATCGTGCCAGCGGCTGAAGGCGGCTTCACGATACGCGAAATCGGCGTCTTTGATGATGAAGGTGATCTAATTGCCATCGCTCAATTTCCGCCTGTTTACAAGCCGTTACCCTCGGAAGGCGCAACGCTCGATCTTGTGGCTCGCCTTTTTCTTGTGGTCGCAAACACTGATGCAATCACGCTTATCATTGACACGGCTGTCGTGGTCGCAACTCGGCAATGGGTCAATGATCAACTTGACCTTTTGATTCCCGGCGGCACGACTGATCAAATCCTCGCGAAAGTTTCAAACGCAAGCGGCGACTATGAATGGCGAGATCCGACAGCCGTAAACGTAACCGTCAACATCGTCGAGGAAGAGCAAACGCTTGTGACCGGGCAAACGATTGTCGATTTGGCAACTTGCACGACTGAAGGCTTGGCCGTTTACATCGAAGGCATTCGCTTGCATCCGCCGGACTGGGCTGCAACGACTGCGACTCGCGTGACGCTGGCTGTAAGCTATGCCTCAGGCTCGAAAATTTACCTCGCCCAAAATGAACCGACTGGCGGGTCAAATTTCTTAGCGCAAAATCAAAATCTCGCAGACGTGCCGGACAAATCAATTGCTCGGACAAATCTCGAGCTTTTGACAAACAGCACTTATCTGACGGCACTCTGGCAGATCATGCAGCAGCGGACTTACCCGGTCGGCGAAATCTTCATGACTCGACAAAATGGCAATCCGTCATCGTTGTTGGGTTTTGGTTCGTGGGAACGTTATGCGCAAGGCCGCGTGCTTGCTGGATTCGATGAAGCTGATTCAAGCTTCAACGCACTCGACAAAATCGGCGGTGCCAAAACGCACGTTTTGACCGAAGCGGAAATACCAGCGCATACGCATTCAAACATCGTGGCGCTTAGCACAGCGAACGACTTTGACACCACGGGCGGAAACTCCGGTGGCGTTCGTCGCCTTGCATCACAGACTGGCAGCACTGGAGGCGGACAAGCTCACAACAACTTGCAGCCATACATCACCGTTTTCTTTTGGAAGCGGACAGCATAAAAAACCAAACAAACAAAACCATGAAAAACCTATTCAAAAACATCGTCGGAACATCAAAAGGCTGGTTGATCCGGCAAGGCATGAAATTTGCATCAAGCGCAGGCGCTGCCGTATCTACGGCTTTGCTTGCTAACGCAAACAGTCTGCCAATCGATCCAAGCAACGTGGCTGAATTGGCCGCACAAACTGCACAGGTCGCAAACGGCGTCACCGGGCTGGCGGTATCTATTGGCATCGCTCTTCTCGAGGGCGTGCTTTCAAAACACGCGAGCAAGATCGCTGCGAAATAATCATCAACGGCTGGCCTCGTGGCCGTTATTGCGAGGCATCACATTATGAGTAAACGCAGCACTCTTCAACTTTCCGAAGGCATGACAGGAACGGTCATGGCCACGATCCTGACCACGTCACCGCTTGGCTGGCTGATGCTAAACGGTGACACCGTTGGCAGTGCTACATCGGGAGCAACGCGAGCAAGCGCAACGCATCAAAACATCTTTCTGGCATTGTGGGCATCGTTCAGCAACACGGACGCGCCCGTATCAGGTGGACGTGGTGCAAGTGCTGCCGATGACTGGTCCGCAAACAAAACGATCACGCTGCCGGACATGCGAGGTCGATCAATCATAGGCACTGGCGCAGGCTCAGGCTTAACAGCACGCACGCACGGGGAAAAACTGGGCGCTGAAACGCATACGCTTACCGAGTCACAAATGCCGTTGCATGGCCATCCGTTCATGCACGCAACTGGTGGTCCGCACACGTCTGGCGGATTATTAACAGGAAACACTTCGCCAAATAATCACGTCGCTTTTACGGGCACACCAACCACGACAAATGGCGAGCAAATCGGTGGCACAGGTGGCGGCACGTCTCACCCTAACATGCAGCCATCGATGGCGCTTAATTGGCTGATCAAAATTTAACGCAACCAATCGCACAAGACAGTTCAAACCCTCAGACTAAAATCGCATTATGCCCGAACAATTCCTTCACGGCGTCCAAGTGGTCGAAATCACCGATGGACCACGCCCCATTCGCACCGTCAATTCCGCAGTCATTGGACTCGTGGGAACCGCTCCTGATGCACAGGCAGCAATCGAGGCAAGCGTCACTCTTGGCGCTGGCACGAGCGCTCTGACGCTCACAGCCGCCACAGCAGGCATTGAAGGTAACGCGCTTTCCATCCGCCTCAAGAATCCTGGCGCAAACTCTGCCGCCTTGTCTGTCTCTCTGAGCGACAAGGCAATCACGGTCAATCTGGCAACCAACGTCTCCGGTGAGATCACTAGCACGCCTGCCACAATCAAGACCGCGTTGGACGCAAACGCTCCAATCGCAGCGTTCGTCAACGTCACAAGCGGCGGCGCTGGCGTTGTTAAGCCAACCGCAACGACCCGCCTTTCCGGTGGCCTCGATGAAGCTTTCCCGCTCAACACGCCTTACCTTGTCGCAGCCAACCGCACCGAAGCCGCTCGCGCTGGATTGACTGGCACGCTTCCTGCCGCTCTCGATGACATCCTCGACCAAGTTGGTGCCGTGATTGTAGTTGTTCGTGCTGATGTCGGTGATGACGCTGAAGAATCGAAAGATTATGTACTGACAGCAATCGAGGCACTTCTCGACTCTGAATCAACTCTCGGACTCGTTACGCGCATTCTCATTGCGCCGGAATTTAGCAATCAAAAAGAGGTCGCCGATGCTCTTGTGAGTGTCGCCAATAAGCTCCGCGCATTCGTGTTCGCTGATGGCCCAAACAGCACCGACGCCGCAGCAGTTAACTATGCGACGCAGTTCGGCAGTGATCGCCTAGCCATCATTGATCCATGGATCGTCAAGGGAGGCATTGATCATCCGCCTTCCGCTGCATGGGCTGGAGTCACAGCAAAATCCGATTATGATCGCGGTTTCTGGTGGTCGCCTTCTAATGTCGAAATCCTCGGCTTCACTGGCACGGCTCGCCCTATCGGATTCCGCCTCGGTGATCCAACCAGCCCGGCCAATCTGCTCAACGAAGCAAATGTCACAACCGTGATCAAACAAAACGGAAATCGCATTTGGGGCAATCGCAGCACAAGCGCGGATACTAAATTTGCTTTCATCTCAGTTCGCCGCACT